GAATAATTTGTCCCCATTTTAGGTAAAATTACAGGCTTGTCGCCAGTAAATAGTTCATTCGGTGGTAATGTAATATCATCCATTTTGTCAAATGTACGTCCAACTTTACCACCAAATGATTTATAAACTCGCAATACCACTCTTGATACGGTAGCAACACGGCCTTGTAATGTACCATCTTGCATTTGCATCTCTACAGATGGAACACGAATTTTAGAGGTAAATGGTAATCCGATTTTGATATTGCTACCACTGACGTTTAATTGTAATACGCCATCATCTGGCACAACCACATCCGGTTGTTGCTTACCATCAATCACAACCTGTACGGTTTGACCACTCAAATGAGGAATGTTAATACTATCAATTGCATTACTCGACTTAAATTCGACATAGCAATCAAGAAATACATTCACATCATCAGAATACAGAGGCACCATACGCTCGATGCATTTCACTTTTTTGCCTTGTAATGTGCGTTCAACAAGCGTATATAAACTATCCTGTTCGCCCTCAGACACGGATTCACAATATAGATATTTACCATTAGTAACAAAGTGCGACCACCCATACACCTTTTGTTCAGGTATATAGGTCAAGCAATTAATCTCCCCATCATTTCTGATGTAATAAATAATGCTGTCCGGGTCTTGTGCATACGCACTTGTGATGGTTAGATACCCTCTAACACGAGTTTTAACAAATAGCGTTAAATCTTGCCCTGTATAGTTATCACTCTCATAAGAGTAACCCATATCACGAACAGTACCGCCACGTTCTTGAACGAACACACACCGGTTACCTATAAATTGTGGTTCACATGATAAGGCCCCTCGTTGGGTTTGTGTCTTTAGATTACAGTTAGTAGGAGTAATAGTCTTGCTACCATCGACTATCCATTCATTACCGCTTGTAAGAATGATTAGATCATTAGCTGGTACAAGATGACGGATTTCGTACATCTTACGATTAATCACCGGCAAGGTAATTGAGCTATCGTCTGTAATAGTTCCTTCTACCTTTTCAACCCCAAAGTTTGGATAGTCTCCCGTACGGCTCATCCAAATATAATTAGGGTTCTTATTGGTAGCCGCTACTACAAATCTATCTTGATAAAACGTACATAACTTAGGATATCCATTACTACGGCCCCAACTGCCCATCTTCCATTTAGAAGTAGCTTCGTTTTCAACGATACCATTTAAGATATTGACCTTCATGGTTTTAGCATCTACAAATTCTTTAAATTCGATAATGCCCCATGTAGTGTATGGAAGAATTGAAAGGTCAACATTACATTCACCGCTTTTAATATCTGATTGAATACGTAGCTTTGCATTTGGCTCAATTTTGCCAGCATCTGTTACGTTATAATCATTATTAGAGGAGTATGTACGGTAATCTTTCCAAGTCGTCCCATTATTGGTGGTAATTTGAAGTTTAACGGTACCAGTCCATGTCCCATGCGTTGTAAATTTCCAAGCTAGGTCTTGGTCTGTGGAGTAGGATTCTACATTGTAATTAATGTTGTTGTACTCATTCCATTTATGAACACCGCCCATAAATGACCGTTTTTCTTTTTTCTCTACTACAACACCAGTATTCTTTGTATGAACAGCTGCAACAAAATAGCCTAATTGCATGACCATGCCAACCATATCCGCATTAAATAGATCTTTGCTAGAACGAATTGTATCGCCTGTTACCGTAACGGTAGAGTTAACATCTGTATTGATTGTGTCATACGGTTGTTCCGTTAACTTGTAGGCTTCAAGTCGCCAGTCAGTATCACTATACCGAGATAATGTCTGAATCGGATACTTACCACTACAGATGAACATAACGTCGCCAGATTGACTACAGTTCAAATCAAACAATATATCGCTAGTGAAAGGAGTCGTAACTTCAATACCGGTATAAACTCCGTAGTTCCACACTCGAATATATTTGTCGCCAAACTCGAGCATGAATGAATTATTGGTATTCGTAGTAAATTCAAATAATCGTGTCGGCTTATCGCTATATTTTACTTGCCCCACATATTGACTGCCTTGACGCTTAGCAACGGCCCCATATGGACGAATAACCACATTCTCTGCTTCCAATAAGGCACTTTTATATTGCTCCAAATCAAAGCGACTCGACACATCCGGCGATACTTCTCCAGTTGTAAATGCTAATTGCGATATATAAAGAGGATTACCCATTACCAATCCCTCGCTTTCACATAACTGGAGATATATACTGCATCTTGCTTACGTTCCTTTGCGTTCATTCCTTTGGCTTCTTGAACTGCTGCTTGATATAGTTTATAAGACTGGTCAAATAAACCTCTATCACCAGTAAGTGGCATAGCCAACGCACTAGCCAATTTGCATTGCAACATGTACAAGGATATAGAATCCCATACATTCAAATCTTTAACATCATATATATAATCAATAAATGCTAGTGGTACATCACTCACTATGCATTTTTTGTTGTTTCCAATATTAAATATGTTGTATTCCGGTTGCGATTCCGCATGAAAGCGATCGCCTTGTGGAATAACTCCTAATATCCGAATACATTGTTCCGGATATGCGTATACATAATTCCACCCATTAATTTTATGAGCAGACAATACCAATCTTTCATTTTTGCGAGCAAAATTCCATTCAAATTGTCGCAATACCAACTGTCTTGTTGCATCATATTGCATACGGCATTGACGGCCTTGCTCAGTTTCTTCTTCATATGAATAAAGCAACCCTGCGTTAATTAATGCAAGTGCTTGATTACAAATGTCAGTAGGTGTCATGGTTCCCCCTATATGGTAATAGAGGGATGCATAAGCACCCCTCATATTGTCACTTATTCTTCCGTAGTATCGGTTTTCTTTTTGCTTGTTTTCTTAGGCTTTTCGTTACCAGTATTTTCATCTGGTGGATTTTCATTGCCGGTATTATCACCTTCAGTATTTTCATCTGGTGGATTTTTGTCACCCGGTTCTGTTTCAGGAGGCTGAGTTTCAGTAGACGGTTCTTTGTCTTTAGCCTTAGATTTTGGGTTAAAGATTTTTGCTACTTCATCTTCATTACCAGAGAAAAGCTGTTTAAAATAATCAGGCTCAAACTCTTTAATTTCTTCTTCAGAGAAATTAATACTTTCACCTTCTTGAATTAATCCACGGTTACCATGGTACATCGTTACGTTAGCTGTAAAAATCATAGTCTCACCTCTTATTTCAAATTCACACCATCTGTTAAGAATGATGTAATCGTAGCGGCAGTCATATTATTCGCATTGATGCGAATGAACTTTTTCGCACCTGCAGGAAGTCGACCTTTGTATTCTGTACCAGCCTTAGAGTTTTGTGGCAATGTAATAGCTGTTAACAATGCGGCATCAGCCATATTTTCCTTATCAGACGTGTAAACATTGAATAATGGAGTTCCTGTAACATCTTTGTCCAAACGAATGTACAACCATAAGGCAACGGCAGCATCGCCACCGTTACCATTCATCACCACGTCAGAATTGGTGTTTGCAGTGATTTCTTTTTTCCAGAAAAATGTATTTTGTTCATCAATAATCATTGAATCATGTTCCTTTCTTTACGCAATAACACGAGATTCAGTGCTTAACAATGCATCAATTTTACGAACTGGCACACCGTTTGCACGAGTAACAAGTTTACCCATTTCCATATCTTCAGTGATGGTGGAACCATGTTTTGTGTTCTTTTGCAAACGCAAGAATGTACGCAATGTACGGTTCATATACCAAACTGGGCGAACACCACCAAGATTAGGAATACGTTCTTCCGCTTCAATCATTAAGTTGATAAGATCTGCACCGGCTTTAGCATCATTTGTCAATTTCGTAACATCGATATTGGCAATACGAACAACGTTTCTCCAGTCCCGTACAGTCAAACCAACATCATGTTTAAAGTGAGTACGATATGCCTCGAACATGGAGCCATCTTCTTTAGTAACAGTAACAACACCTTTATCTTCTTGGTGTAAACCTGCTGCAGAACCTTCAGGATAAATGCCATGAACGGATAAAGGACCCCAACCAACAAGCCAAATAGACGCTAAGTTGCCTGTGCCACCTGCATCAAGAATGTTTTCTGCACTTGCTGCCTTATTAATATTAAGAGTATTGAATCGAGGAGCCAAGCCAATGAATTTTTCTGGCGTATTTTCATCGCCATAGAAAATTGTACGGCATAATTCTTGACCCATAGATTCAACGAATGCTTTATCTTCAGTTGCACGGAAGGATGCTTTATCTTTGGATTTATCAACAAGCGCTTTATCAGTTTGAGAGTAAGCTTCAAGCATACCACAAGTGTCAGTAATTTGACGTGTGGAGGATTTAGACGCTTGAACACCGCCATATAATTTACGCCATGTAACATCTGGTAAACCAGTACGTACAGTCGTTACAAAGCTAGACCCTTGGTTACATTCGACCATCGTCATATCTTGAATGATTTCAGTGGATTGGTCCAATTGCTCAATAATTTGAGCGACATTACCATTAGGATCCATTCGTTTTTGCAAATCTAAAAGTGTTAAATTTTGAGTTCCAATTGTAGCCATTAATTATTTACCTCATTTCTTATACATAGATGGATACATGTTTTGTTTTGCTGTTTCTTCATCAGAATTACCGGTTCCAGCTTGTCTTGTACCTTTCCCCGGGTCTTCCTGAACCATTTCACCAACTGTCGCAAATACCTTAATCATGTTGATATTGTTGTCGATATGACTATCAACAAGGTATTTACGTAATTCCGGAACCGCTTTAGTTAATGCTTCGATGCCTTTACCTGCGAGGGCTACAGTTTCATCGAATTTACCGCCTAACTCCTGTTTAGCTTGGTCATAATCCGCTTGTTGCTTTTCAACAATTGCTTGCTCTTGCTGCTCTTGATAAGCAGTCAAGATATTTTGTGCGTACTGACTGCCAAACTTAGCCAGCTCAACAGCCTGTTCCTGTGTTGCACCTACTTGATTAAGTAGCTTACTAAAATCAGCAGATACAGTTTCATCAAGTTCAGTACCTTCAGGGAATGCACCCTTAAAGTCATAAACCGTTGGTTCAGCAGGTGGCGTATTATCACCGCCTAAAACAGATGGATTACTACCTTCACCGCTTGGATTAGCAGGTGGTTCAGCAGGTGGCGTAGGATTGTTTAGGTCCGGATTCGTGCCCGGTTCATTGCCAGTCATGTTATTGTTAGCACCCATATTTTCTTCAGCCATTTTGTTTCTCCTTTTCGACTAAATTATTAAAATATTCTTGTTGCCCGATATATTCGAGCTGTGCTTGGTGGTACTGCTTAACGCCATCGACGCCTAATTTGTTTAGGTCACCATGGAATAACAGCCCTACCTTGCGCTTTCCTTCGTTGAAATATGTCTCACTGTTTCCAGTGAACGATTGCTTTAATATGCCTGAGCGGTCCATGAGCCTACAAAAAAACCACCTACCTAGCTCTGTGCTAAGTACGTGGTTAAGCGCTTGCATATCTCGCTCTTGCATATAATCTTTAATTGTTTTCATCTAAGCACCGTCCATTCCTAGCCACTGCTGTAGTGCAGGATTGCCATCATTGGCGGCGTCTGTTGCTTGTTTGGCCGCACTAGCCATTTGAGGTGCTAATTGTGCAGCCTGAATCAATTGTTGTTGCTGTTCCTGTTCAGCCTGTGCCTGTGCCTGTTGTGCTAAGATTTCTTGATATTCGTCATCGGAACGAATAATCTTAGCCGGCACACCTAAGTTAACTCCGTATGTATTGGCTGCCTCTTCAAAGTTAAACTTGTTAACAATATTCGGATTAGCCTGTGCCAAGGACATGATGAACGCAAAATACTGTTCGATGTTCACTAATGAACTCATCTTTTGCGCTTGGGCAAGTGGTGAGATATATTCAATCTTCACCTCTTGACCATTTAATTGGTCTAAGAGTTCCTCATCCTCAACAGGTGGAAATACACCGGCACGATCTAGGACGGAATACACACGTTCAATGATTGGATTTAAGAATTCAGATAGCAACCGTTCAACAACAGGACCTAATTGTTGTAATTTTTCTTGGGTGCGTTCCATAACTTCACGAGCCGTCATCTGACCCTTGTCGATTTGGTCTAACATCAAGAATAAATCTGCACTATAGGCTCTCTTGATTGAATCCTCTATTACAGCAATCTTATTTTGAATGTCCTGAAGATTGGACGGTACAGCAAACATCGGTTCAACCTTATGTTGACCCTCAATTTCTGTAATGCCACCCGGATACAAGTTAACCGTACTGATAACATCAGATGGTGCTTGCATAGGAGGCTTAACACCCAATTCAACGGCTGTTAGATAATCGAATTCCAACTTCTGCAACATTTGTGAATCTGGTTGTGCGAACCATGCGGCACCTTTGCCGTAACCATTTAAATCCATTGACGTATGTCGAGCGATTGGAATTGGCCATTCTTCAAAGCCACCATGATATAACACTTCATCGCTATTGCTACCTTCAACCCAATAAATGGACGAATACGGCATATTGCGACGTCCTAACTTATCCTTACGGTCTTTGTTAGGCTCAACAAACCAGTTGACTGTGAATGACTGCTGCAAGCTGTTGCCGTTGTCGTAAATATTCTTAACGTTATCTGGACAGTTATCATACCCAAACTGTTCGACAATCTGATCTACTGTCATTTTGTATTTACGGCCAAATACATTTGCGGTTTCTTTGCTATTTGTACTGATAGCATAGGTCCCAATCGGATACGATATGAAACGAACACCAGATTCGGAGTCAGCAAATATTCCCATAGGTGCTTGTCCCATGGGTAACTCCATATAGACTTGATGGACTACGCTGTAGAAATTGGATTTAGCAAGAACCGCATACAAGATTTCTTCACGTTCATCCAATAGTTCAGCAACTTGACTATTAGCTGCTACGTCGATGTTCTCCATGGTTAGCTTAAACCATTTACGGCTTGGAGGCGTTAAGCCGCTCATGACACCACTGGCGAATATTTGACAAGATTCCCAAGCTACAGGGTTTAGGATTTTACCATTGTAAGGTTCAGACTGGTCCTCTTCACCATCAAATTGACCAATAAACGGCAACTGATAGTCACGCAACTGTTTCCACTTATTTACATATCGTTGCTGCGCATTAAACAGCTGAGAGAATTTCTTTCGTAACTTCGTATAATCACGCCTAACAGGCTTAATACCTTCCGTAGGTTGTCTAGCTAGTAAAGATTCCATTTCCGCCATGCTAGCCTCCTAAAATTGATTTTTGACCACTTCCAGTTGGTCCTAAAATAGTAGATTCAAAGCCACGTTTGAATTTGCGTTTAGTTTCTGCCATTTCCTCACCAGTCTGATTGCTCATATTTGTTTGAACAGTCGGAGCCGGAGCAGGTGGTGTATAGTTAGCAGATGCACCTTTCATACACATCTTTATCCCTCACTTTCTACAATTAAAAAGGATTGTAACTCGTATTAGCTACAATCCTATTGCCTGTTTCGCTTTTTTTAACGACCCGCGCAGCAAAGGTCAAGGCTAATGCATCGCCTTTATTTGGTGATGGCAACCCTCGGTCTTTCATATCTTTTTTACTTTCGAGCTGAATATGACCATTCTTATCAATGATCGCTTCAGGTCCTACGATATCATCATATAGTGCTTGGTCATTAGGTGGAATCGAGCCGCCCTCACGAAGCCATTCTTTCATCTGTCCCCACATATACGCCCTCATATTGAGATATACAGGGTCATTACTCTTACCGCCAAACTCAATCAATCGCCATTTGCGCCCTAATTGCTTACCGATAGAATATATCCCTGTACCATATCCCATATCGATGAATACGGCATCTGCTTTGTATTCGTCCTCGAACTGAGCGATGAGTTGAGCCATGCGCCAGTCATCGTCATTTTTAGGAATAGATGCGAGTGACTTCATATAGTAGCCTTGTCGCATGACTATTTCTAAGGAGTCTGAACCAGTCCACGCAGGATCCACACCAATGATTACCGGCAGATGTTCAAATGCTCCCGGTTTGTAAGATTGCTTTTGCGCTTTATCCGCAATTTCAGTAGAAATAAATTGCAAATCTGATGCGGAAGGGAACACACCTCGAACACGAACTTTAAAGAAGTCTGAATCCTCACCGTAAGCCTCTAACCATTCTTCAATTTTCGCTTTGTTAGAAATCTTAACGGTCCGGCTATCAATCTGATATGTATTCCAGAACTTTCTATATTTTCTAAAACATTCACGGAATCGACCACTATTACGAGTAGGGTTACCAAATGCACACCAAATGATTTCAGTGTTAGCATCTGTAAGAGCCCCTTCAGTTACTTCCCAAATGACATCATCAATAGCAGAGGCTTCATCAAATAGAACCAATATCCGATTACCTTGGTTATGTAGACCAGCGAATGATTCAGGGGAATTCTTACTCCAAGGAATGGCATCGATACGCCATGTCTTTTCGTAGTCTTTATCGTTACTGAATATAGCTGTGGCTGTGTAGGTAAACAAATCCTTAGCAATAAACATATTGTGCCATTTGCTAAGTTCTGGCCATGTTTTAGTCCGGAGCTGACCTTCTGTATTAGCAGTTACTACACCACGAGTATTCTCATGAGTAGATATCGCAAAATGAATAAGCCATGATATCAGTGCTGATTTGCCGATACCATGGCCAGATGCTACCGCCTCTTGGATAGCGGTTTGTAGGTCCTTACCTTTCTTTAATTGTTCGCCGATGTCTTTTAAGATTTGTATTTGCCATTCATCGGGACCTTCCATATTCTCTAATGGCGTTCCCGGTTCTCCCCAAGGATAGGCAAAGTATACAAACGCTAATGGATCATGTGTAAGAGCGCCTAATGCCTCAATTAACTCATCATGTTTTTCCATTAGCTCTCTCCCGTGCAGCTTTCAATTTATCCATAGCAGATACTGTAAGCTCACCTTTGACATCGATGTTTTTAGTATCTCTCCATTTTTCAGGATTGCGGTTCTTCAACCAGAATATTTGAGCTGTAACGTCTGGGGGCTGTTGTTTCTTTACAACTTTAACGAGCTTTCCGTTCTCGTATGTTTTTTCCTCATATTCGTAGCCGATAGCACGTTTATGCAAAGCATTTTCGACTTCAAGGTCAATAACTTCCTTCCCTCTTTTAAGGGACTGTAAAAAAGGTAAGGAATCTTTTTTCCAGTTATACAATGTTTTAACTGAAATCCCTATATTTTTTGCTATCTGCTCATCAGTAAGGCCATCACGAGCCCAACCTTCTGCACGCAATAAATTATCTGGGTCAGTTAGCCAGTTTTTTCTATTTACTCGCAATGGATCATCACCTCACTTTAATGTATTACCGCCCTTGCGAATCATCTTCCCATTTTTCCTTACACATAATCCGCATGAATTTCTACTAGCACTTGAATGCGTAATATAGGATTGACATAGGCCATCGTAAAATATCTCATTGGCCGTACATATTCCATTTTTATTATTCAAGCATTTGTGCTTGATGCAGTGTATTTGTGTCATAATTATTTTTGGTAACAAAAAAGGCACATCAATTAAGATGCGCCTTTTTGCGTTTGGTACTCTAAATGCTTAGGAGATGAACTCATGTTCTTCCACTTACAATATATCATAGATATAGAGGACTTAAAAGGTCGATATTAGCCGTTTACCGCCGTTTTCCGTCGGAGTTTATACCCAAGCTCAACAAGTGCCAAATTCTTATATTCTTTTCCTTGCGACTCACCATAACCCACAAATGAATATGCCCCTTTAGCAGACATACCATTGATATATTGTTGCATGAGGATAATGGAGCCAACTGTATTAGTTAATGTATCGATCATATGGCAAGCATCATCACGTTTAGTCAATAGTTCATGGATTTGACGTTTGTACTTCATTTCCATATCTAATAGCCGGTTAATATCATCTTCAATACCTGATGGTTCACCGCCATCTACTCGTTCTTTCCCGTAGTTTACTGAACGTAATGATGTAATATCACTTTTAATACGTTGAATATTACGCTTTAACGACTTAATCCTCAATGCTGCCTTACTTGCCTCGTGTAGATACTCATATGCAAGTTCACGATATTCTTTTTTGCTAAGTTCTACCATAGGACCACCACACAAACAATATTTAATACAAACAGAATACTACATATCACCATATCCCGTATTTGTGATCTAATTATTTTTTGCAATTGCATTCTATATGCATCAGAAACCATAAAATGTTTTAATGCAGCAGCTTCACGATAAGAGTAATAGGACATTTTAAAAATAACCACAAGGTAAATCGCCAGTAGAATGTTTATAACAACCATTTCATTCATCGGTATCACCTGCTGACTTCATACAATCAGATTTATTTAGCCCCATACAAGATTTCAATGTATCAGATATTGCATCTTGTTTTATTTCATCTTGCACGGTATCCCACATTAATTTATTTCTGTTTTCATATATACAGAAGTACTCATTTAAAACATGATATTTTATTCTGTACACAAATTCTTCTAAAGACATATTTGAATGTTGAAATTCTATTAAACTTACCCTGTGTCCAATGTTCACATCCCCAATTTTATATTTGATAATAAAACTATCAAAATCATATTTAATTTTAGGTATAAAAACATCATCAATATGAACAATGGTTAACGCACAGGATAAAAAGCTAATAGTATTACCTATTCCTTCTTCAGATAACATACTATGAATTCTCATACTCACCTCTTATGATAGGGCGGATATTTCACCGCCCATATCCTCTACACAATTAACCAATACAATATAAAAGCTATATTAAAAACCACAAATACTATTAATGCGATTAAATAAATTAATGCTCCTATATGTGCTGAAGCATGTATTTTTTGTTTTCTTTTATGTTCACGTCCCAATTCCAATAACTCCTCAATAGAGATATTGCACGTACGCTTTTCTTTTGGGGTATACATTGTTTGCTAAACACCACCTATTTATTAAAGAATGGCAAAAACATCATAATTGTTATGCAAATCAACAATACAAAGCTCCACGCTAACAGTCCAACTATTACAGTTTCAAATATTTTATCTTTCATTTTTTGTTACCGCTAAAATAAGCTTTTTTTAATTCGCTTTCACCTCTAATGCATACATTTTTAGTTTTGTAATACACATCAACATATGTTTCATTACGATCACCATTGTGTGTAACTTCTACATATTCATCAATACTAGGACCACTTACTAATGCTTTCCAGTTTTGTAATGTTTTACAAAACCATACAACATACATGAATTCTAATTCTTCAAATTCATGTCCCATTTCTAATAGCACTTTGCGAGCAGCTTCAATCGCTTTTACTTGTAAGTTACTCATTTATTTATCTCCTTAATTCTTAAAATTATAAAAATATTCCCATATTTTTCGTGATGTGTAAGATTACATAGTCTTCATCATCCTGAATAATCTTATCAGCCATAGTACCGATGAACTTTCGATTGTCATTTTCTAGCACACCAGCAGCTTGTAGCCCATCAAGAATGAACTTCTTGGCAAACGCTACATTGTCAGGATCGTGCCTGGTTGAAGAATGCCATTCAAATAACATGTCTACTTTCCCAGTAACAGGCGTTATACGTTGCTCGATGCATTGAACCCTCACCTGCTCTGTGCACTTTTTCTTCATGGCTGCAGCCGCTATAGTAGAGCCGCGTTCACAGTCGATATATTCATTCAATGTCGGGAACCGGTCATGAGTTTTCTTCCTAAATCTAAACTGACATCGTAGGAGAATCTTCATCGGTGCGATTCTCCAAAAAATATAGCTTCCTCATAATCTTTGCCACGCAATCTATCAATTACTCGTTCGCTATAACGATCTTTTGTTTGGTCATTATTATAATTAGTTGTCAATATAACCGGCTTCTCAGCATGGTATCGTCCAATAATAATGCTTTCAACTTTAGTGTGAACCCAGTCGGATTTAGAATACTCGGCTCCAAAATCATCTAATAACAACATCGGAATATTCCTAAGCTTTTGTTCATAATTTAAAAAAGCTACTCTATCACCATTTTGTAAGGTGAGCATGGTATCCAACAGACTAGGCATAGAAATCATTAAACAGCCTTTACCTAGTCGCATAACCTCTTTTAGAATACTAACCGCAATCGATGTCTTGCCCGTACCAGCTGGGCCCCTTAATATAAGACCCTTACCAGTAGCAAGATTTTCTTTCAGATTATTAGAGTACTTTTTAACTACGTCGTAAGCTTCAGCATTCTCTTTTGGAAAACTACCATGTTTGCGTAACCAGTCAAAATCCATATCGTAATACCTCTTAGGAATTCCGACTGCAGCATAGGTGGTATTAACGTTTGTCTGAATGACTACTGGCTTATCATAGATTGGATAAAAGAACTCATTTTTTACCGTGGACTCTTTCATATTCCGCTTGCCAGTCGACTTGCTCGTCTTTTCTCGAAGAGCCTCTATTGCTGCTGTTACGTTTAGTGGTTCCAAAATCTTTTTGCACCTCCTTCTTTAAATTTCCTGCTGTTACAGTTTCAACATACTTGATGCTATTACCACCATTATCTGCAGTAGTATTGATAGCAACAATAACCCGTTCCGTTCCATAAGACTCAACCAGATCATCCAACCGTTCTTTAATAACAGGTGAAACATCTCCAATTGATTTCATATACAATTCGTAAATGGGTTTGTTTTTTACTCCATCATCGTCAAACATAGATAGAGGATTTTCATCTTCGCGCGCGCGCGTATCTCTCTCTATATTATTAATATCCTTTCCTTTCCTTTCCTTTTGTTCGTTTTGTTCAACGACCGTTGAAGTTCGTTGAACGGTCGTTCGATTTTGTTCCTTTTTTCTTCTAACTTCACCACTTTTAATGCCTGCGAGCCTACGTTGTTCCTGCTTTTTTTCAAATTTACTTCTTCGCTCTTCTTGTCTGCGTATTAAACTAGGAGACCAAAAATACTCGTCATCACACTCAAGCAATTCAAAATCATAAATTAACGAATTTATGAACGAAAAAGATTTATTTGAACAAAAGAAACCTTGTTCATTTTCGTTCAACGGTCGTTCATTTTCGTTCAACGGTCGTTCATTTTCGTTCAACG